CGATTGATGCGTTTGGTTTAGCCAAGCTAATCAACCCGAAGGGCGCACCTAAATATTTTGGGCAGTTTAGAGACAAAGTGATGCACAAAGTCTCACAGTATACGTGGCGACCCAAGCCCGATGCGGACAAGACGGTGCATGAAGTTCTACAACCTGCGATTAGATTTGAGAAAGATCAGTGTCTTGACCTTCCTGCTGTTACTTACATAGACAGAGACGCACCACTAACGAAACAACAAGCTTCTTACTACAAACTGTTGAAAGACCGCATGATTATGGAAGCAGACGGGGAGCAAGTTACTTCCGTCAATGCAGCCACTAACTTAAACAAGCTACTGCAAATCTCTGGTGGGGCTGTGTACTCCGACGATAAGGAAGTTATAGAGTTTGACGTGAGCAGTCGTTTGAAAGTAATTAAAGAAGCTATTGATGAGTCTTCTAACAAAGTGTTGGTGTTTGTACCGTTTACTCACACCATAGAACTACTAAAAGAATTCCTTACTAAGAACAGCGTAGCGTGTGAAATTATTTCAGGTAAAGTCTCTGTAAATAAACGCAGTAGAATAATTAAAGACTTTCAAGAAACAAACAAAATACAAGTGCTTATCATCCAGCCACAGGCAGCGTCACATGGATTGACCTTAACTGCGGCTAACACAATTATTTGGTACGCTCCTGTTACTAGCGTAGAGACATACTTACAAGCCAACGCACGTATCGACAGACCGGGGCAACACAACCCGATGACGATAATTCACATACGCGGCAGTGAAGTAGAGACACGCCTATACAACATGTTGCGGTCTAAAGTTGATCATCACCACAAGATAATCGACTTATATAAACAAGAAATAAATACTTGACACTGTAAAGCGTAAGAGTACACTACTCCTCCCTACCAAAAAGGAGGAGCGATGAAAGACACACCTGACAAACTAGCCACCATCTACATCAAGATGCGTGAAGCTATACAAGAGAAAGAAGAAGAAATAAAGAAAATAAAAGCACAACAAGAGAAAGTAACTCAAGAGATGCTAACTCTGTGTGAAGAACAAAACATTGATAGCTTGAGAACGCCAGCCGGTACCATCTCGCGTAGAGTGCGTACTAGTTACTGGCCTAGCGACTGGGACAAGATGCACGAATTCATAAAAGAGAACAGCGCGTTTCATTTACTGGAGAAGCGCGTGCATACCTCTAACATGAAAGAGTTCCTAGAAGCTAATCCTGATGTAGCACCTCCGGGTCTACAGACAAACCGTAAGTACACTATCTCTGTACTTAAACCACGTAAGAAGTGAATAGACTTCAAGTACAGGACGGGTGTTTTGTGCACCCGGATACCTACGAGCCACTGCGCTCTGTAGAAGTTGTAATAACAGACAGCGGAACGCTATCAAGAAATTACTACGAAGATAACAAGCTTACTTGTTGGTCTTTCGACTGTGACTTTCCAGACGAAGCGGTGTCCAACAAACAAGCTAGTCGCTGTCTTGATTGCACCCAGAGTATAAAAACTGGACGGAACGCAGGAGGAGCACCTTGTAAATTCTTTACTAATATCAAGGTAGCTTTTTTGGGGCAGAACTCTCTTTACGAAATCAGACTTAGTGCATTGAGTTTGTTTTCCAGAGACGACAACAGGATGAATCTATATAAGTATATAGAACATCTTGAACGCAACCGAGAGCACGTCGGTAATGTGCTAACCGAAATATATTTTGTAGAACATCGTGATTTTTACAAGATGTATTTCAAACCGGTTCGACCTTTAGCAGAGGAAGAACTTGCAGATATAAAGCAGCTTGAGAAAGCTGGTCAATCAAACCCTTTTAAGGAGCAATATATGGCTAGTAAGTCACACATAATTAGAGGCGTAACTGCACTCTACCCCCGTATCAACCAGCCCTACCACTGGAGCGACAAGCAGAACAGAAGTGTCCCGTGTGATGCTACAGAAGATGGAGCGTCTTACGATCTAAACTTTGGCATGAGCAAAGCGCAGGCTAAAGAACTGTACAACCTGATGAACGAAGCGTACAAAGCTGCGCGGGAAGACTCTTGGCCTAAGAAGCTAGAGATGCGTTTTAAGGAGCAAGATGACGGAACTTACGTTGGTAAGGCTAGTCTTAAAGCTGCATACAACGGCAATCCTACTTCAATCCCAGACCAGTTTGATTCAAAGAACAAGAAGCTGGACAGCGACTTTATGCTCACTACGGGTAGTACAGTAAACGTAGCTGTTGAGTTATTCCCTTACAAAATAAACGGTGGTGGCGTAGCCCTCAGACTGCGCGGCGTGCAGGTTAAGAAGTACGTGCCTTACAAGCCAGCATCTCCGTTTGATGAAGAGGATGGTTTTAGCGCAGACGAAGAGTCTGGTAGTCCGTTTGCGTCAGATGACTCAGACGGTGGGTTTGAAGCAGAGGACACCCCAAAGGCTAAACCCGAAGCTGATCCGTTCGACGACGAAGAAGTTAAAGAACCTGTCAAACGTAAAAAGAAAAACAACATTTCTGACGACGATGACGATGATATAGAAGACATTATTTCTTCATGGGGTGATGACGACTAATGAGCTACGGCTACTCGACACATCTCGATAGTCTGAATCAAGAAGCTGACCAATCCCTGCTGGGGGTCCGCCTTGGCCGCACGTGCATTGACGCTAATGTGCCTGTTACCGAGGTAGCCTCTCAGCTAGGGGTTACCAGACAGACTGTCTATAACTGGTTCACGGGCGTCCATGAGCCTAAACAAGAACTGCTAGAACTAATAGAAGCGATAATAGCTGAGTTTAGATAATGCAAACATTCGATCTCATAGATTACGTCGTCCCTAAAGGCGGCATATACAATGTGATCGGCATGAAAGACGGTAGGCTTATACCAAAGTTTACCGATAGTTTAGAAGTAGCATACGAAATAGCTGACGGATTTTCCGAACAAGCTATGGATGTCTACTTTGCTCTGGGTAAGTTGAAAGAAAAAGGTAGCCGCAAGGTAGAAAACGTAGAGTCTCTTGGAGCTATTTGGCTTGATATAGATTGCGGTGGAGACAAAGCAGAAGAGATAGAACCCTCTACAGGATTACCGAAAGGCTACGCTAGCCAGAAAGAAGGACTAAAAGCTCTTAAAGAGTTTTGCAATACAGTCGATCTGCCTGAACCAGTAATTGTAAATTCAGGTTATGGCTTGCATGTGTATTGGGGGTTCACAGAAGAAATACCTACCGAGAAATGGCTGCCTATTGCCAAGAGACTAGAGCAAGTATGTATTACTCAGAAATTTTATGCCGATCCGAACGTGTTCGATGCTGCGCGTATACTGCGAGTACCGGGCACTTACAACCAAAAAAAAAAGCAGCCAACCTATACTGGACCCGCTGCAAAAGCTCCTTGATGAAAACAAAGACTACAAGTTTTCTAAAATAATAGGGCGGCAAGACCCGTGCCTACAGCTCAAGGATAGTCTGCTAAACCGCAAAACTCTGTCGGAACCTCGTTGGTTTAACGCACTGTCTGTCGCTAAATTTTGCGTAGACGGTAGCAAAGCTATACACACCGTCTCCCACGGCCACCCTGACTACGATTTTGGTGCAGTTGAAAGAAAGATCGCAGGTATCAAGGGACCACACTCTTGTGAGGAGTTTGAGAAGAACAACCCCGGTGGTTGTAAGCACTGTCCACACAAGAAAAGCAAAGAAGTAAAAGGCCCGTATAGCCTAGGTAAAGTTATAAAGAAAGCCTCCAGTAGCCCTATAAATAAGTTTGAACCTTATTTTAGAGGTAAAAACGGGGGCGTGTATTTGATGAAAGAAGAAGACGCAGTGCTTGTATATGAGCACGATTTTTATTTAAAGAAACAAATGTGGGACGACCAAGAAGGGTTTGTGTCCGTGTTTGTTTTTCATTCTCCGCACGATGGCGTGCGTGAGTTCAAGATACCTAACGAATGTTTAGAACGTAGACTGTTACTTAAGACCCTTGCACATAATGGAGTAGTAGCAGGTGCCAGCAACTCGGCGGTTTTGATTGAATACGTTACTAGAACTATTCAGATATTACAGACAAAAGAAAAGGCAGAAATAATGAGATTACAATTTGGATGGGCTGACAACGATACTAAGTTTATTGTAGGGGAACGAGAGATTACTGTGGATGGGGTGTATCACTCCCCTGCGTCTTCTGTAACTAAGTCCTATGTATCCTACTTTGAACCAAGAGGTACTTTAGAAAAGTGGCAAGAAGTATTTAACTTGTACAACAAGAAAGGTATGGAGATACAAGCGTTTGCCGCACTCTCTGGCTTTGGTTCCCCCCTGTTACAACTTACCGGGCAGAAAGGTGCAATCATAAACTTAGTGCATAAGAACGCAGGTACGGGTAAGACAACTATACTACGGATGGCAAACAGTATATGTGGCGATCCTGAACAGCTTTTGGGTAACCCCAAAGACACAGCCGTAGCACGTGTCAACAAGCTGGGCATACTAAACAACATAGTAAACACTATGGATGAGCTTAGTAATATGGAGTCTGGCCCTCTTAGTGATTTTGCCTACGAAGTATCACAAGGCAAAGGTAAGGATAAAGGCACCGCTACAGCTAATGCTAACCGTAAGAACGACACTACATGGCGTAACATGACGCTATCTTCGTCTAACTCTTCTTTTTATCAAAAAAA